CTCTGGTTGGATAGAGGACTTTAAGTCTTTACCTGATGCAACTAAGGAACTTATCCGGTCTATCAAGCGTGTACGAGTAGTGCTTGGTACAGTTGAATTGATTAACCCAAAGGATATGGATGGTAATCCTGTAGAGTTGGATGTTACTCCATTCATATGGGAAGTAGAGAATCGTGATGCATTTAAGACCATAGGTGTTGTGTTTACGCAGCTTGCTAAGATGAAGCGACTACCAGTGCAGCACAATGTTACCTTGAATACAGAGGAGCGTAAGCTACCTAATGGTAACAGCTTTTACTTGCCTACCACCTCATTGGACGTAACCAACGTAGTTGAGTTAACACAAGATGACCAAGAAAAGTTTGGTGACTTTATGTCTTGGGTGACTAACTACAATGAGTACATCATCAATACTTATGCAGAGAAAGCATCAACCAAGAATGATGTGGATTTGGATGAGATAGATATTGACGGTGTAGTTGATGTTGAGTTTGAAGAAGAGGTAGCGTAATGAACCACCCTGCTGAACTGGCATTGCATCAATATCTTGAAGATGCTGTAAAAGGCAATACAAGTATATCACAAGACACAATCAAACAGATTGGTGACGATGTGATGGCTGCTGCAAAACGTCAGTTTGGTGGGGGTAACAAGCGTGACAAGTTTGGCCTACGTATGTCCAATGTAGGTAGGCCAACTTGCCAACTCTGGTATGATAAGAATAAACCAGAGGTAGCGTTACCCTTTCCAACAACATTCGTAATGAACATGATGATCGGAGACATTGTAGAGGCAGTGTTCAAAGGCATCCTAACAGAAGCAGGAGTTAAATATGAGGATACGGACAAAGTTACTCTTGACCTTGGTGACGATAGTGTTTCTGGCAGTTATGATCTTATCCTTGATGGTGCAGTTGATGATATTAAATCAGCTTCAGACTGGTCATACAGAAACAAGTTTGAATCCTTTGACACTCTTGCCAGCGGTGATGGATTTGGCTACGTAGCACAGCTTGCAGGATATGCTAAAGCCGCCAATAAAAAAGCTGGTGGCTGGTGGGTAGTAAATAAAGCTAATGGTTCTTTTAAATATGTACCAGCTACGGGGCTTAATTTAGATAAAGAGATTTCTAAAATAAAAGAAACGGTAGAAACAGTAAAGGAGAACAAATTTGAAAGATGTTTTCAACCAGTACCAGAAAAGTTTAGAGGCAAGGAGACGGGTAATAAAATACTTAACGATAGCTGCAAGTTTTGTTCTTATCGTTTTAGCTGTTGGCCTACTCTAGTAGAGAGACCTGCTGTAAAGTCACAGGCTAAGAACCCACCGATTGTAAATTATATTGGTGATGTAATTGCCTAACGCAAAACAATTTAGAGCAGCACGAAAGTATGGGTATCGTAGTGGTCTTGAACTAAAGGTATCTGACTATCTCAAAGAACTTAACGTAGACTTCTTATATGAGAAGGTTAAGATTGAGTGGGAAGACCTAGCGTATAGAACATACACACCCGATTTCGTGCTGCAGAATGGAATCATTATTGAAACAAAGGGCATGTTCACTGCAGCAGATAGGCGTAAGCATATAGCTATTAAGAAACAGCATCCTAATTTAGATATTAGATTTGTGTTTGAAAATAGTAGACGTAAATTACGTAAGGGTGCTAAGTCTACTTATGGTGAATGGTGTGTTAAGTACGGCCTTAGATACTATGACAGGATAATTCCTGAAGACTGGCTAAAAGAAAAAGGCAAGAACAAGCATCCAAAGTTTATTAAATTTGGCGGCACAAAAGTAAAAAGGAGATAAGTATGAAAATAAGAGACAAACTAGCTAAAGAAATACAGAACGAAGACTTACTCATACGTGTCAGGCCATTTGCTGATAATGATGGTAAGTGGACAGGCGAAGTTGATATATCTATAATGGCTATGCCCGACAATCCTATGGATGATGAAGACTACTATCAGGTAATGCACTTTGTTAAGATGATGTGTGCCTCTGTGCCTGTAATGGAAGAGGTAGAAGATTTAAGAAATATAGTGCATGAATATGTTAATAAAGTTATTGACAATGAATATGATATTGAGTTAGAACTAGAAGATAAAATAGCCGTAGAGAAAACCTACGATGGTAACGTAGTGCATCTTTCCTTTAACAGCAAAACAGGAGGTTCAGCATGAGTAGACATGAGGATTATATGAAGTTGATGGCAGAGAAAGAGAAAGCTGGTAAGGAAGCCTATAGTGGTAACGTACTTGATATGGTCAACAGTCCACCACACTACAATCAGACAGGCATTGAATGCATCCATGCTATCTCCGCTGCTACTGATAAGGGATTTAGGTATTACTTGCAGGGTAATATAATGAAATATGTGTGGCGTTTTGATTACAAGGATAAACCCCTAGAAGATTTGCAGAAAGCTCAGTGGTATTTGGACAAGTTAATTGAAGAGGTTATGGCAAATGGCAAGAGTTAAACTGTTCATTACCATAGACGTAGACGAAGAGGAGTATCCTGTACCTGCTGATGGGCAGATAGGCGAGGAGATAGAGGATGGCATACGTGAATACTTTTATGATGTAGACGGTGCTAACATAAGAACAATTAGAACCATTATGGAGTAATGAAATGATAAGCAACCTATTACCAACAGACTACCAAAACTTTATTGCTCTTTCCCGATATGCACGATGGAAAGAAGATGAACAGAGAAGGGAGACATGGAGTGAAACTGTCGCTAGATACTTTGATTATATGGCTAGGCATTTACGTGATAGTCACAACTATAAGCTATCTGATTCACTGAGAGGTGAGTTAGAAGAGGCCGTACTCAACCAGAGTGTCATGCCTAGCATGAGAGCGTTAATGACAAGTGGCCCCGCACTTGATCGCTGTCATGTAGGTGGATACAACTGTTCATACGTGCCTGTAGATAGCCCACGTGCCTTTGATGAGACCATGTACATACTTATGTGTGGTACAGGTGTAGGCTTTAGTGTTGAACGCCACTGTATAGACAAGCTACCCACCGTAGCGGAAGACTTCCATCGTACAGATACCGTTATCAAGGTTGGCGATAGCAGACCCGGATGGGCAAAGTCACTGAAAGAACTTATTGCTATGCTATACATAGGCCAGATACCAGCATGGGATGTATCAGAGGTACGTCCTGCAGGTGCTAGGCTCAAGACATTTGGTGGCAGAGCATCAGGTCCACAGCCATTAGTTGAGTTGTTTGAGTTTGTTGTGCAGAAGTTTAAGGGTGCAGCAGGTCGTAGGCTCTACCCAATTGAGTGCCATGATATTATGTGCAAGATTGGTGAGGTTGTAGTCGTAGGTGGTGTACGTAGGTCGGCACTCATTAGCTTATCTAATTTAAATGATGACCAGATGGCTCATGCTAAGTCAGGTAAGTGGTGGGAGTATGAAGGACAACGTGCGTTAGCTAATAACTCTGTAGCATACAAGGTAAAGCCTGAGATGGGTACGTTCATGCGTGAGTGGCTGTCTTTGTACGACAGTAAGTCAGGTGAACGTGGTATCTTTAACAGGCAGTCAGCTATCAAGCAAGCAGCTAAGAACGGTAGGCGTGAGACAGACCATGACTTCGGTTGCAACCCTTGCAGTGAGATAATCTTACGCCCATATCAGTTCTGTAATTTGTCAGAGGTAGTAGTGCGTGAGAGTGATACACCTGACACACTCAAGGAAAAGGTACGACTAGCTACTATCCTTGGCACATTCCAAGCTACGCTAACTAACTTCAAGTATCTACGTAAGATATGGAAAGATAATACAGAGGAAGAAAGACTACTTGGTGTATCCCTAACAGGTATCATGGACAATAATCTAACAGCTACTACAGGTGATAAACTTGCTACAGTCCTTGAATTACTTAAAGATACAGCAGTGCAGACTAATGCAGCAATGGCAAAACAACTTGGCATCCCACAGTCTACTGCAGTTACGTGTGTCAAACCTAGCGGCACCGTGTCGCAGCTTACTAATGCAGCCTCTGGTATTCATGCAAGGCATAACCCATTCTACATACGTACTGTACGTGGCGATAACAAAGACCCACTCACACAGTTTCTTATGTCACAGGGTATACCAGCAGAGGCAGATGTAATGAAGCCAGATAGCACAACAGTATTCAGCTTTCCTATGCGTTCACCTGAAGGTGCAGTCACTAGGACACAGATGAATGCCATTGAGCAGCTTGAGTTATGGCTTACATATCAACGTCACTTTTGTGAACACAAGCCTAGTGTAACCATATCTGTGAAAGAACACGAGTGGATGCAGGTAGGCTCATGGGTATATGACCACTTTGATGAAGTATCTGGTATCAGCTTCCTGCCATTCAGTGAACACACATATCAGCAAGCACCTTATCAAGACATAAGTGAAAAAGAATACAAAGAGTTCTTGACAAAGATGCCAAAGAATGTAGACTGGTCATTGCTGCAAGAGTTTGAGAAAGAGGATACCACTTCAGGTGGGCGTGAGTTAGCCTGTACTGCAGGTGTGTGTGAGATTGTGGATATAGAGGCAGCGTGATATGAATTGCTGGCACTGTAACGCAGAGTTAGGATGGGTAGGAGACCATGATGCAGATGAACTGACGGACGATAGATACACTATACTTAGTTGTCTTGAGTGTCCAGAATGTAAGTCTTGGGTTGAAGTTTACTACCCTAACCTAGAGCATGAAGACCACAAGCAGAAAGGAGAACTGAATGAAGGAAGTATTAGTAAATGCAGTACGTTCCCATCTAGCAGGGAACATTAACAAACACCTAGCAAATATACAGGTGTACATGAATAACACAACAGGTATCGGCGAACACTCTGATATTGTAGAGACTATAGAACTAGAACTTGAACAGGTGGCTAACTACCACGATAAGTTAGAAATGTTAGTGAAGTATTTTATTCAACCACAACAAAAACAGGAAGAAGAGGATAATGAAGATGCTGTTTAAAAGATTTTCACCTAATCCCTATACAGGAAATCCAATGTACTACAAGGACAATCCTGAATCTGTACGTAAACGTGATGCACAGAGGATGTATGTTAATGGGAAAGAAATTTCTAAGAAACATCCTCTGCATAAACCCGGAAAGTACAAATCATTAGATGATGCTTGGTCGCACAATAAGATTGAAAGTGTAGATCAAGGAGAAGTATATATCATTGTTAATGATGCGTGGCCTGAGTGGGTTAAAGTTGGTAAAGCTGTAATCTCTCAAGACAGACTTAAAGGATATCAAACATCTTCGCCGTTTCGTGACTATCGGATTATTGCTACATTGTCCACAGACAACAGGCACGAAAAAGAACGTGAGATGCATAAAATCTTTAACCATTTCGCAGAAGAACGTAAAGGTGAGTGGTTTAAGATTGACAATGTAACTGCAATTAAATTGTTTAACTATCAAATACAGGAGAATGCAAATGCGGCGTAACGGACTAAGTAAATATGATGCTCCACTCCGTATACAATATCAGTGGGGTTATGATGCTTTTAGAAGAGGCGGTAAATTAAATAAGGTAGGTAATAAAATTATTTACCAAGAACATCGTTCTGCTATTGACCCCAATACTATGCAAGCACGTGAGTGGCAACGTGGCTGGAACGATGCTTACTATGAGCAGCTAGAAGAGGTGCAAAGTAATGAACAAGCTAGAGCAGGAAGCTAACAACTGGATGAAGGAGAGAAAAATGATGAGTAGTATTACGGCTACTGAATATCAGATACGTGCTGCAGAGACTGCCATCTTTCCAAAAGAAAAAGCCCTTGAGTATATTACTCTGGGGCTTACTGGTGAGGCTGGTGAGATTGCTAATAAGGTAAAAAAATTAATACGTGATGGTGCTGATATTGAGGGTTACAATGATAAGAAGAACCAGATAGGTGCAGAGTTAGGAGATGTCCTATGGTACTGCGCTATGCTTGCAAAAGAAGTGGACATGAATCTTGGTAGTATTATGGAAAGTAATCTTGAGAAGCTGGCAGACAGGAAAGCTAGGAATAGATTACAAGGGGATGGAGATAACAGATAAAGTGAGGGGGCTTAATTGCCCCCTTTTTTTATTTATCTTTGCGCTGCCGCAAGCCTTTTTCCTAAAGCTATAGCTTTCTTTAGGTGATTCACTTCAGGCTCTAGTTCTTGCATTTCAACTACAGTCTTACCATCATATGCATTTTTATAATACTCATCTGCTAACCGTGTCTCTACATCATTTAGCTTTGAATATTGCGCACGGTCAAAGGGTGTGTAGGGTTTACTTTTATCTTTGCTGGTTTCTATTTTAGCAGCTTGTGTTGCCCAAGCCTTTAAT